TTACTTCTTGCGCTGGCTTTCGGACGACGGGGCGTCCGGTTCTTTGACTTCGGCACTGGTGCCTCCTTTATCGTTTGCAGGATCGGTGTCATACACCAGTCCCAGTTCGCGGTTATCATCAACTTCAGCCTTGCGACGACGTTTCACATCATCCGGATTGCGTCCGCTAGCTCGCACCCAGTCAGATTCTGTCGCAGCACCACCTCGGATTTGCGCTTTCCAGGCATTAGCTTCTTTAACTGGGTCGATCCATGGCATGACCGGACCGGAATAAACTGCGGTGTAAAGCGACGCCATATCCAGCCCACGTGGTAGCTGAATTTCGCCAGAAGCCACCGCCATTTTTAACCAGTTTCGGTACATTGGCCGGGTGATTGCGCCGATGAACCAGTCCTGAAGGATTAGATAACCATCTGTTGATTCAACCAACTCCTGGCGCTGGGCACTGTATGTTCCATCGTAGTTTCTGGCTGTACTGGAGAAGCTGAGACGAGCACCGGCAGCGACAGCGCGCAATTGCCCATTTCGGAATGTTTCAAGGTTAGGGTTTGGTCTGTCGGACTTGATCATCCCGATGTCTTCACCGGGCAGCAGATCATCATAAATAATGCCTGGCTCAATCATTACGTCACGATTGTCTTTGGTGGTATCGTCCGTAAAACTTTGCCCGTCTCCTTTTTTTATGTACATCCCCAGCGCAGCTGCAATACGTGCTGCCGTTAACTCCGCATCCTCGTATTCTTTCAGCGCACTGAGGCGCATGAGCACACCAGAAAGGAGAGAGGTCCCTCGGGTCTGATGAAGACGGCGGGTAAATTTGAGATGAAGCATATTCCCGGCATCGACATCTTTCGTATCCAATTGACGGCCGGTAACAGGCAGACTTTTATAAACCAGGTACTTTTTCGGGCGCCCCCAGTTATCGACATAAACCCCCTGACAAAGTTGCTGTGACTCATTGTTGGTCATCGGCACAAAATCAGCCTCTAGCGCTTCAAGCCAGAAAGGTACGCCAGCCACTGGATCAAGTCCCTGCGCTGAGCCACTCACCATCTGAGCGAAAATTTCCCCGTCCCTGAGCCAACTCCTGAGCATCAACCGCTCAAGCATCGGGCGGGTAAACTGTCCGGTAACCTCAGGGCTGACTGACCATTCGGCCCACTTCGTTCTGATTTGTTCTGCCAGTTTTTTTGCTATATTTCCGTTTTTTAGAACCGGGTGTGGCTCAACAATAATTCCTTTAGCTCCAACTACCCTTTCCTCGAGCTTATCGAATACACCAATAACCAGATCGTGGTTATTGTCCAACCAGCGAGCCTGTTCTCGAAGTGAAACAGCTCCCATCTGACTAAGCTGGTTAGCGGAACGATTTTCCCTGCGGGCCTTATGCGTACGAGTAGGCTTAACAGCTTCATATGCCTGTATCATTGCTCTCGAACGTAACCGCGCCGCTTTCCATCCAGGGGAAAAGACGCCAATCGCATCATCTAACAGGCTCATGGAAACCTCGCGAGTTTATAACCAGGTCGCCCGTGACGTTGAGCCAACAGGGATGCAAGACGGCGCTCCCATTCCTGACGCCCCTTGCGGATTTCGGACAGGTTCTCCAGCGTCATCTGCTGTCCGTTGAATGTAATAGACTTTCCATCCAGCACAGCTATTTCCGCATCGGTATAACGCTGGATAATGGATTCAATATCGGTTTGTTTCACACCCAGCCTCCTGATGATGTAGTCCACGGATTGTTTTCAACATCCGGCTTATTTGCCTTCCGTTTTTTTCTGCTATGGGTCGTTTTTGCTGATAACGTGGGTGACACTTCGCCAGTTTCCGGCGTGCTTTCTTCGATCCACGTTGTCCGCCTCGCCCATTCAGGCGCATCCGGCCATTTGATCTTTTCGTATCCGTGCAATATGGCCAGCGCATCGGCATAAACGAGTAGATCGAAAGCTTCATTCGGACCTCGGCCCGGTTTGCTCCATTTTCCATCGGGTGAACGTTCCTCATAGGTCAGCTCATCGTAAAACCAGCTGCCGAGCCATTTAGGGAAATGCACATAGTTCGGGCCGGGTGATTCTCGCCACAGGGCGTTATTCACCTGATCTTTCAGCGCATCAGTCTGAAGAAGGTAAAGCGGCACATCGCCAGCGGCTTTTGCCCGGCGAGTTGATCTGTCAGTGTTATCAGGAAATGTTCGGGTAATTAGTTTTGAGCGTCGGACACTGTCGCCCTTGAAGAGGAAAATCTTTTTACCAAGCCCATCCCGGCGGCACTTACGCCAGAACTTATATGCGTTATCGGTGACACCATCCTCACCGCCGGAATCGACAGCCATCGCCATGAGCCGCATGCGTTTTGACGGGTTACTCGCTAAGGGCCATGACTTTTCGAACACGTCAGACAAAAGTAAATCCCAGTCTTCCGGGTAACTTGCCGGATCGATGGAGTAACATTCACCGTGCTCGTTTGCCCGCAGAGACTGGCGGATGTTGTAGCGATCTACCAGCCATCTCTCACCCTGCTCACCGTAGCCAGTCACCTGAACCACGAAACGACGGGATTTACCGCCCTGCACATCAACGGTTGCAGTCATAAAGAGCACACCATCTGGTACAGATCGCTTCGGCACGTCTTCAGCGCGTCGTTCGAGCAGCTCACTCTTACGTTGTTCGAGACTGGCTCGGGGTAGATAAGGCCGACCAAAGTCGGTATTAACTACCGTTTTCAGCGTCTCTTCACTCTGGGTGGACTCATATTCCTGCTCAGCAGTCAGGAATTTGTATATCATCTGCGACCATGTCTGATATGCAGCCGCAGGCCCCTCCATCCAGAATGAAGCGATGCGTGATCGCCGCGGCTCCCCAAATCTGTTGCCATCACGATCTATTTTTTCTCCATCGCGTAACCAGACATGGCGGATATTCAGTTCACGTTTCATATCTGCGGTGATCCTGCCTTTGCAGGCCGGGCACTGGAGATATGCAGACTCACTTGCCACAACGGGATCAAGGGAATCCCGGTAGCCCGTCATATTGGCTACCTCCGGCTGAAAATATTCTCCGCAATGCGGACACGGCCAGTAAAGGCGGCGGCGGTCACCACGATTAAACAACGATAATATGCCGGTAGTCGGCGGTGCCTCATGTGCGGTGTTTGGTCGCCATTTCGTGTCACGAATATCTCGGCCAGGTGAACTCTCAACCAGAGTCATGCCGCTGGACATAAACGTAGTGGTACGTTTCGAACCCAGGGAAAATGCATCACCTTCCCCGTCGATATCTTCAGGAAAGCGGTCATAGTCAGTCAACGCCACGCTTTTATAGTCTGACGACGACATAATGTTGACTGACGGCCAGCCCAGTTTGAGATAGTTACCGGCCCGGAAGGTGCGGTCGTGAACGTTATTGTCGTTACGACGCGGACTGAGTCGCGATTTTACTTCCGGACTACACCGGAATGTGCGATCGAGGCGTTTCTTGGAATGTTCACGCGCTTTCTCTTCGGAGACCTGAATAACCAGCATGTCAGCGGGATCACAAACGATGTTGTAGACAATCCAGCCATCAATCAGGCCAATCGTTTTCCCGGTTCGGGCCGGTCCGACAAACACCACCGCATCATATTCACGGGATGCCAGACAATTCATCGGCTCAATAATATAAGGGGCCAGATTGGGGTCCCATGGTACGGAGTTACCCGCCCCCATCGGCACACGCATATATGAGCTGACCGCATCGGCCACCTGCATACGACGTGGGGCACGAAGAATACCGGAGACATCGCGGCGTATCCCCCTGGCAGATGCCCGTTTTGTCATCAGTCCTCCTCTGGCTCATCCTCCTCTGGTTCAGCGTCCATTACTTTTTGGGCAACCTGATCGCGCAGGTCATCAATCACGCTTTGCACGCGTGATACCGCAACCGGCGTAAGTGCACAGTCGCGCTCAAGAATGTCCGGAAGTGTTTCAAGTACCATGACGACGGCTTTCGCCATCATTGAAAATTCACGTGCGACGTCTTCGGCGGGGATAAGTTGTTTGGTATCTACTTCAAATTTCAACCGCTCGTTTTCTGCTTTCCAGTGAGCGAGGCGATCAGGGGGTGTCATCTCTTCAAGATTCGATGAGGAAACCGTCGGGATCATTAATTCTGTCAGAATATCGGTGACAAGATACAACTTAAGTTTGCTGTTGCTTCCCTGGGCGGGACTGACATTTTTTAGCCTGGTAGCGACGGTCTGCCGGTGTACGCCAGTAATCCCGGCAAGCTGGTTGATATTGAGTTTTAAAGTAGCGATTTCCTGATCCATGATGGTGAACACTTTTTATACGATTCGACATCATTGAAAATCCGACATCTGGAAAATCAATAACCTGTGCACATGATGATGATGACTATGAAAAATGAAAACTAGCCGTTTTCCGCGAGTCCGCCGCCCCGTGGTAACCTCCCCCTCTGGGAGGACCCTTAAATGATAATGACTATCATTTGCACATTGCCAGGAGAAATCGACCATGTAGACATTTAGACATCTAAACGTCTACACACCCCCTTCCATCCATCGATAATGATATTCATTCGCATTATCAAAGCTCCTCGCAATGTGAAGGGCTTCTGTAATGCGTGCGTCTACAGTGCAGATGGAGACAGCTCCCCTTCTTCAAACCATGCGTCTACAGCTCGCCCGTCTGCTGCGTGATAATGAATAAGGTACTGATTGGGGCTATGCGTATATTCAGCGCGAGCTTTGATATGCCCTTTTTCTTCACTGATAGTAACGGTTACCACCTGACCAAGTTCATGTTTAAAGCTCATCGGTTTTACCTCTTTTAGATATAAAAAAACCCCGCCAAAGCGAGGTTATCATTTGACTGAAATGTCTATTTCTTGAATGCCTCAGCATAAGCCTGTGCACTCTTTTGTGATGACTCCATTATGTCATCAGTCAGCGTTTGCTGACCCCACTTGGTGACCTTACCATTAACGAACGTTATAACCAGTCGATCGTTAGCCAATTGTTCGTTATCAATGATTGTGTAACCATAGAGAGCCTTATTCCAGTATATCCAGCGTTCGCGTTCCTGGTTCACATCAGTCCTGCGTGGCGACCCCATGATCTGCATGACGTCGTTTTTATTCATTCCAAGAGATAAAAGCATTGATCTCTGGTTGTAATCTACTTTCTGGACTGTTGGCGCACATGCGGTAATTGTTAAAGCTGAAACACCAATTAATGCTGCAAAAAGTAACTTTTTCACGTCCCTATCCCCATCGGTTTGTTTGGGACAGATTAACAGGGGAAACAACAGTACCGCAATTGAGCACGGCATTATCACAGGCACTCAGTGAATGCCTGCTGTAATGCCTTAGCTCGCCTGCTCTGCGCTGGTATCAAACAGCGCCAGCGCTTCGGTCGCTTCCTGGATGGCCTTACGGGTCTTCGAGACAATCTCGCTTTCCGTGAAAACACGATCGAAAGAGTCTGCGAATAGCTCAGACTTCAGATAGCTGTCCCCTACCCAGTCAATGGCCAGCTTGGCCGCTGCGGTGTCGTAGTTAACTTTTTTGATGATATCCAGGCGGATTTGTTCGGATACGGTGATCTCTGCCATGTCTTACCTCTGTGCGATGTGGGGAGCATTATCGAAGCCACTCGGTGAATGGCTCCTGTAATGCTTTAGCTGCGGTGCTCCATTATTAGGAATACCCCGCTACGCTTGTTATATCCGAAATGTTACCTAAACTAACTTATAACTTTGCTCTGCCATGACAAAGTCTGCCGTTCTACCCGTGAGCTCATGAATGAGCCACTCTCAAGCCTTCCTGGCTCTCAGTTTTATTCTCAACCAGTAGAAAATAAACCAACTTCGTGGCTACAATCAGTCATTGGCTGGCTGTACAGCACCCCGTAGCTTTGGGATTTCCTCCACGGGGTTTTTTATAACACTTAAGGCAGATGCTTCGGTTTATCATTATTGATGCCCTTCAATGAAGGGCGCCAGTGCTGCTTATTGTCAGGTCAAGTGCTCGTAACGGGAAATGGTCTTTCCGTTTGCGTTCATCACGTACGCCACTTCTCCCTGCTTCAGGAAAACGTTCTGGTCCATTCCCGACACTGCGATACTCTGCTGATTGGGGTTGAAACCAACGCTCAGGCCGCAATGGATTTCTTCGCCACCATCTGGTGACATTACTTTTACTGTTAACATGCTTCTTCTCCTGCTTCTGGCAATAAAAAAGGCCGCCATTGGCGACCTTGCGATTGTTTTTGGTTAACTATGAAGTATGACAAGCTCTACAGCAGTAATAACAACCATTTGATTGAGAATAATATTTCTTCGCTTCTACTACTGCAGGACGGCAGGTTTCAAATATTCCAAGGTACACGCGGTTTTCTGATGCAGGCATAAAGGTACACCCGGTGACATGCACCTCATGATCTCCGTTTGCCTGAACATTTTTATTGACGTAGTAATACTGTCCCATTGTTATGTCCCAGAGTGATACTGCCAATTGCAGCATCTTCAATCTACTTCCTGGCACTAAAGCAATTAAGATAAATCTCATTTAATTTTGAGCAATATCACTTCCCTTTCTGGCAGTTGACTTCCACTGCTTTGTTATGCGCCAGAATGTCGCGCTTGGTCTGCTTATCCAGCACGTCAATATCGTGGTCGGTCAGGTAGATGACCCTCACCCAGCTGCAGGCCGTATCAACGACTACCGGGGCGGGTAAACTTTTCGCGCAGCTCGCGATCAACATCGTCATCAGGCATATGACTAACGGTTTGCTGTACATCGCTTGCCTCTTTCACAACTTCCGCCTTACGTTCTGCCGCGGCGACGGTGGCGGCGGCGTTCTCTTCGGTACGCTGCTGATCGGCTTTGGCTTCTGCCTTACTGGTCCCGCGAGCATGGCCGATGCCGAACGCGCCAGCGATAGCACCCAGGATGACAACCACCAGCCCCGCGATAGCTTCGATTCCCATGATCACACCACCAGTACCGATTTTGCTTTCAGGAAGCGAGCGCGCCGGTTATTAATCCCGTTTTGTCCGCCGTTGATAATCTGAGTAACCCGGACAAGCTCACCCGGATATTTCAAGCAACCTTTTGAGACATAGAACCACGCTGCACTACGGGCCGCGTACGAGGACTGCTCCAGTAATTCTGGCTGTGCCACTAGATCAACCTTCAGCCCGTTACCGCAGTCCCGGTAATTTGACAATCCGGTTATTTGAATAAGTCCGCGCCCACGATAAGCCCATCCATCAGTTGCCCTGTTGTTACCCAACCGCTTGCTATAGACAATGTTGGCGATAGCCCGCTGGCGCTCCAGAGGTAACACTGTTTCCGACTGGCTACGCCCGAGGGAATTGGCCTGATCCTGCGTTAACCTGCCGTAACGAACAAAATCAGCAAGCCCGGCGATGCTGTAGTTGAAATTCTCCACCACCCTGTTAAAACCGAGGCTTTCATGGCCGCATTGAGCAATGAACATTGCCTGATCGAGTGGAGCAGTGATGCCGAACTCTTTCATCGCAGCTGTAATATGCGGATACCAGCGCGCAGCTAACCCGGCGCTGATACCAGCCGCCTTCTGGAATTGTGTTTGATTCATTAGTGCCTCAGTGCATCAACCAGCCGCGCTACATTGCCTCTTACGCTCAGCAGCACAACAAGGATCATGATATTGGCCGCAATGGTGGGCCATGATGAATAGGGATAGATGCCGCACAGATACGCCAACGGCACAGAGCTGTAAATCACTGTTATCAGCCATGCCAGCCGCGACACCCACTTACGATGACGTGAGTCTCTGCGGCGATAGAACATCAACGTAACAACGACACCAGCACATAACAGCGCATTGATGGTTGCAGTAGGATCATTTAGTACCACCGGAACCTCCCCGGCGCGTTATTAGCGCCACCAGCGAGCCAATATCCTGATTGTTCAGGAAGGTGAGTATTTTTACGGCCAATGCCGAAATGATTACGGCACCAATTGCATCCAGAGGCTTATCGTTGTACCCGGTAAGGTCGGATAACTTAGAACCGACCAGCCCGGAGCACAGAACTCCAGCAATATAGGACACAACGAAATATGCCATCCGTCGTGGGGCGCTCAAATCGGCCGCTGTCGCTATATAAAAGACGGAACCAGCAAATGCCCCGAACACAACACCGTAGTCTGTACCGGTTAATAGCCCGTAAACACTCGCCCCAGTTAAAGCGCCACCAGCTAAGCCTGTGCCGGTTATTGGTTCGGACATCGGTCCCCCTCTATTGCTGTGAATCCTCTCAGAACGAGGGGAAAGAATTCAGGCCGCAGGCTTATGCGTTTCACGGTTAATATGCAATTTTTAGCCTGGGCCATAAATGAAAAAACCCGCCGAAGCGGGGTTTTACTTTTGATATACACAGTTGCTGAAATTCTATTAAACCAACCCTGCCTCGTTAAGAAAGACATAACCTTTTGGTGTGATTGAAGTGGCGAGCCAACTAGAATCAGATTTCGACTGTATTGCTGTAATGTATCCCATCCGATATAGCTGCTCTATAGCCGAATCAATTTTGTATGGATGCTCAAAAGGGAAGTTGGTGTGTTGGACCGGCACTTTTAAGTTGGGGTCCGTCATGAGAATCATGATTTCTTTTTGATGCAGGGTAATAGCCATGTCTAACTCCTCTTTGTGGGGTTAACACGTATTTTACCATGCTTTAATGGGCCATCTTGGAGTGGCTATTTTTCGCACAAAACCCGCCTTTAAGCGGGTTTTTTTTGGTTCTGCTGCTCAGTTCGCTTTAACGTCCCGAGCCTATCACAATTCAAGCAGTTTCTGGCTCACTTTGCAAGTAAAATCTGTCGCCATTTGTGCCGAATGCGTCACACATTGGTGCGTACAGCATCGATTCTGCCAAACTTAGCCATGTATCAACTCTTCGTCTGCATGTCATAAAGCACCAGTCTGGATGCTTTTCATAGAGCTCTTCCGCTATGCGGCGTTTGCTCTTCCGTAACCGGTAATGCTCCACCAGCAGGTGGTATAGCTCTTTATGACCACCCGTAATGAGGACTGCCCCCAGTACCTTATCAATCAGCAGTCCTTCATCGTCTGTACAGAAGGCCAGGCCGCTTTTGTTTTTCCCCGCGAGTATTTCACGAAAAAACGCCTCAAGCTCTGGCTTCGAGATGCCGGACTTCTTCATCCGGCGTAATGCTTCGTTGATGGCTGTTTTAGTGACTTTCCCGGAAGCCAGTAACTGGTTAAACATATTGCCGCCACTACCGCCGCCGATGTAAGACCAGCGGCCCCACATGCGCAGCTTCCCCTGAATCCAGATGGCCTCCAGCGTTTTCAGCCTGACCATTTCACCAGCTTTTCCAACCTCGGACGGGTTAATCATTATGCGTTCTCCACTATGCCAGCACGCTAATTGCCAGCGAACGATCCAGAAATCGAAACAGCAGCTCCAGCTGTGAGCCGTGCTTCTCCTCAAATGCCACGGTGTCAGCGTGCAACTCGTCGTGATGCGCTCTGCAAAGCGGCAACACAAACAGGTCATGCGCTTTTGTTCCCATTCCACCTTGTCCGTGGCCTATCAGGTGATGGGGATCATCTGCTTGTTTGTTACAGCAGACACACGACTGAGACTTAACCCAGCGCGTCCAGCTCTCGTTTACCCAGCGGCGGCGCTTTGGTCGCAGCATAAATGATTCCGGCGTTTCAGGATCTACGCGAAGACCGAGAATCTTTTTCTGCACCACTTCGCTCGCCGCTGGCTCCGGCACAATATCGCTCTCCTTCATCACCGGTTGATGCTTTATTTCCGGCAATCGCAGGGCTTTCCGGGCCAGCGATTCAGGGATGACGTGCGCCAGATTGTTTATTACCAGCCACCAGCACAACTCTGGGATCGTCAGTTGATGGTCTTCGTTGAACCCCAGCTGTGAGCGGATGACCGTTATCAACCAGGATACCAGGTTCCCACGCGCAATGCCTGCCAGCGTCTCTGTGTACTGATCACGCACCAGGTTATCGCAGGCCCAGCAAAGGCGGATGCTGCCAGGCTCATGCCGGAACAGCGTAAAATTTTCGCTGTGCCACGAGCCATGCGGATACTGGCATTCAAAACGACGCTCCAGCTCGGCCTCCAGCGAGCTGATACCACCCGCGCGCAGAATGACGTCTTTGTTTTCGAAGACTGGCTTCAAAACCGGGTCTTCTGCCAGTGGCTGCGTGGCGGGAGGGATAGCGCCGGTTGCGTAGTCGCTGTATTTTTCCGGTGCAGGCTCAATCAGTACCCGCCCTCTCCTGAACATCGGCATGAGATCAGCGCCTGGGCGAAGCAGAACAACGCCCATGCGTGGGGCAATCTCAGGGGTTAGTAGTGCTCTCATATCATCTCCACGTCAGGCAGCTGCACGAAAACGACGGATAGTGATTTCTACTTTCCCTTTCTTCACGATGTTCCCCCACTCCACCAGCATGCGCTTAACCTGACTGTCGTCTTCCCAGACGCCTGTTAGAGTCAGGGCATCGAACAGCGCTTTGTTGTAGTTATCGATATCCCGACGGCGCTCATCCGGCGGATACAACACAATGTGAACCTCGGCCAGATCAGAGGATGGCCGGGGAGCGGCCCGCAGTTGCTCAATAATCGCCGCTCTCGCTGCCTGCTGGAACTTGCGCCCTGTCTCGCTTACCAGATGCCTGCCTTTCAGCGGTCCCTTGCTCGGAGCGCGCCAGTAACTATTTACGCTCGGTGGAAATGGTAAAGTCAGTTTCATTTAGCCCCCTTAAAGGATCGCTACAACGTCTTTTGCGACTTCCCGCGTACTGCTTTTGCAGGAGATCGAACGGCGCGCTTTGATGAATTGCAGGTTAAAACCATGCTCCCGGTACAGGTCGAGAACCTTCGGGGCGGATGAGTTAGAAATCACTACCCGAGCCCCACGGTGAAAGGCTGATACACATTGCTTCGCCAGGTCTACCTGGTTCTCCCAGTTAAACCCACCAGCGGCGTAGGCAGTGAATCCGGCTGTTCCCGGCATCGGTTCGTAAGGCGGATCGCAGTAAACCACATCCCCTTTCCCGGCCAGGCTGATTGTCCGACGGTAATCAGCGGTCATGAATACGCAGTTATGCGCCATAGCCGCAAAGGCTTTCATCTCATCCATCGGGTAATACGGGGCCTTGTAGCCTCCCCAGCCCACATTGAACTTATTCGCCTGGTTGTAGCGCATCAGGCCATTGAAACAATGCCGGTTGAGATACAGGAATGCAGCTGCGCGTTCAGTAGCATCCAGCGTCTGAGCGTTGAACTCGGAACGGATCAGCTCATAGCCATCTGGTGACCGCATGTGCTCAAACATCCAGCGGGCCTTTAATTCCACTTCATCCGGCACCACCGCTAACATCTGATACAGATTAATCAGGTCTGGGTTAACGTCCGCCAGCAGGTAATCTGCGTGCTTTTCGCTGTTCAGGAATACCGACCCACCACCAACGAATGGCTCTATCAGGCGTTTCCCTGCCGGGATATGCACGAACAGGTCAGCCAGCTGGGTATACTTTCCACCAGCCCATTTGAGAAATGGCTTACTCATGTGCGGAACCCCGAGTTTTCTGGCAATGAGTAATCAACCCCATCGAAGCTGGCTCGCGAAATGGACGACTCCTGGCGGGAGCTATTGAGTGGAGCAGATAGTTTTAACGACAGCTCATCCCATTTTTCCCGAAGCTTCGACGGGCTGAGTACGTTTTTACACCAGAACGAATCTTTGTTGGCGCGCTTGAACAGTGAGCAAATTTGCTTATGGGTTCTCCCGTCCTGCATCACCATCAGGCGAACCTCATTCGCCCATGCGGTCCAGTTTGGTTCTTTAGGGCGAACTACCTCACCATCACTTTCAGCAGCCAGTTCGTACATGCTGATAATTTTTCCCCAAATGAACTGGGCGCAGGTTAAATCGTCCTGGCTGCCCCACTGCCGCTTTGCAGCGCTGTACACCACCGCGTCAGGATGTCGTGACAGAAATTCATCAGCAGAGCCCTGTTCGTCCGGTTGCGAAGCGTCCGGACAAGAAGGATTTATATCTGATGGATCAGTAGTTGATTTTACTGACGGATCCCCCCCAGATTCTGACGGGTCAAAACTGGTTTTTTTGGTGGATTCCGACGCCTCAAATTTTGAGGGGTCAATTTTTGACGCATCAGATTTTGACGGTTCAGATTTTGATGTGTCAGATTTTGACGTGTCAGAAACTGACAGGTGAGAAAATGCCGCTTTCTGTAGTTTGGAAACGTTGAGCTGGTAGACGTTCGATGCATTACGGTTGCCATTGCGGCGTTGCGTACGGGTGAGCCATCCCTCTTTCTCAAGCGCAGTTATCGCCGTTCTGACAGTACTTTCACCAGCGCCAATCTGACGGGATATGGTCGCGATAGAAGGCCAGCAAACACCCTCATCGTTGCTGAAGTCAGCCAGGCGCGCCATGATTGCCACGCTGGATAGTTTCATCCCCGAAGATGCGCAAGCGTCCCAGACGTATCCTGTTAATTTAGTGCTCATGATCGTCCTTTATTTCTCTGAATTTACGTCTGAACTGCTCAAGGGGGCTAAAGCATTCATGCTCGTACCCTTTACGCAGGTATATAACGCGCTGTGTCTGGGGCTCCCAGCGTATGACCCTGACCGGGACGCCGTAGTGATCTCTGAACCATCGGTTGAGCTCTCGCATACTTTCTCCGCCTGGCCGTTAAAGTCCCCTACCACCCACTGAGCAAACTGGTAGCAGACAGGTTCGAAACCGCCTGGTACTCTTACCCCATACACGAACTGCACCGGTCCTGCTCCACCAGGAACTGGCCGCGCTACAAGTTGCGACCTGCGGTATTGTGTTGATAAACTGTTCATGCGTTAGTAATCTCCACTGATAACGACACGCCACGACGCCAGGAGCTGCAACTCGCTGGCGTCACTTCTTTTTGCGTGCAAATAACGTGATAATTGCCGCAATCTCTTCTTCACGCGCAGCCAAGTGGCGGCGGTGATGCACCATGATTTCTTCAGCTTCATGTCTTTCGATTACCCCATCCTCAAGTGCCTGTTCGATAATCTGATCAACCTGTCCTCTGGCGGCAGAGGTACGCATTGCCCGGCTGAACAAGTCCACGCGATCCAGCTCTTCCAGGTGCGGAACATCCACCAGCAGAGCACCACGGCGGCGAGCGAAGTAATCAGCCAGTAACGACGTGTTGGAAATGTCTTCCATCGCTTCCAGCTCGCTGACTTCGAAGAAACGACAGCCGTTTTTCTCGTAAAGGTTGTTATTAAACTGCGTCACCGTCATTCCCAGTGCGCCAGCCATTGCTTCGCGCCCACCTGGATATGCTTTGCACATCGCTTTGACGGCTTCTTTGAGGTTTGGCTCTACCATCTTGATTTACCTTTTGTAGTTATCGAATAACCGCTTAAGCAGTACGATTATTTGCACTTGGTACGTCATCTGTTTGATAGCGACTTGGGTACAAAATGTGTAATTCGCTTATTTCTCCTCTAAAGAACTTGGCTAATCTCTCCGCCAGTTCGACAGATGGGACTTGCTCGCATCTTTCAATGCGGCTCAACGTTGCAGGATCTACCTGTACCCCGGTTGCAACGTGCAATAAGGTCATGCCATGCGATTTTCGCAATTTTCTTAATGGTGATTGCATAACGCCTCCTATTTTTGCGTATTACGCATGTTATTCCACGCTAGCGAATTGCGCAAGTTGCTTTGCACGAAACGCAAAAACAACATGTAATGAGTGAATGAAAATAGGATCTCGCATACGACAACTTCGCTTAGCGAAGAACATTAAAATCGCAGAGCTTGCAGAAGCTGTGGGCGTTGATGCTGCCAATATTTCCAGGCTTGAAACTGGTAAACAAAAGCAGTTTTCAGAACAGACACTTAACCGACTTGCTCAAGCTTTAAGCGTAAGTGTACCTGACCTATTTACCTCTGACGAAAATGATACTACTGTACATATAAACAGTGAAAAATATGCATCTCCCGTAAAGGATGTGGATGTATACAGAGTCGAGGTACTTGATGTGAGCGCAAGCGCCGGGGCAGGACATATACACGGTAGTGACGTCATAGATGTCATTCATGCTATCGAGTTCAGCAATGATCAGGCATTGGCAATGTTTGGTGGCAGGACTCCATCTGGAGTAAAGGTCATCAACGTTCGCGGTGATAGCATGGCCTCAACGATTGAGCCTGGCGACCTAATCTTTGTGGACGTAACTATCAATGAGTTCGATGGGGATGGGATTTACGTCTTTGGTTTTGATGGAAAAGTTTATGTTAAACGCCTGCAGATGATACCAGACCAACTGCTAGTCATCTCTGATAACCCTCGTTATAGAGAATGGAATATAACTAAAGAGAATGAACACAGATTCTATATCTATGGAAAGGTTTTAATAAGCCAGTCTCAGTCCTTTAAACGGCATGGATAGCATTCATCATCATAAACTAGGCCTCATTCGAGGCCTTTTTTTTCGCCCTAAATTTGCGTTTTACGCACACATCTATTGCGTTACTCGCAATTTATGATTATCTTCTACTCGTCGGCACATGACGAAACTTACGGACAAGGATGAACAGAACACAACATGGAAGCGCATTCCCCTTCTTTCCGGTGGGGATCGGTTTGTAACTGAAGGAGTGCGCTTCCAGTTGTGAACGGCAATATTCATGACCGTTGTATGGCACATGCAGCGTTAGCGGCCTGAGAGTCCCTTTATCCATGCCTCTCAGAACAACCGGAATGTGCAAGCTAAGTGTTCAGGCACGACGTGCGCCCCACCAGCGCGGCGAAAAGGTGTGACGCCTCGGAAGAGACGAGGATATCAGCCATTCACGTTAAGCATTTACACGAGTGTTTAGCGGGACTGGAAGAGTTACCACTTGGAGACGGTCCTTTTAAATGTCCTGGACAGTGGCGCTTTGGTAGCGATAACAACCACTCCAGTTGATCCTGGGAGTTATCAGGTCAGTGAGCTGCCAGCACTCTCGACGGCAGTGACAGCCGGAAGTAGACGGCACAGCCCAGACGATATCTGAGTGGCTTTAAAAACAGATGGGAGCCGGTGGAAGCCCGGCACACAACAGGAAAAAGCACTGTGTTAGTCAAGTGAGTTTCCAGTGCTTCAGTGCTCTTTCCGTTGTGTGGAGATAACTAACTAATCCTTTGCAGAGGAAACAGAAATGAAAATATCAAAGTTACGTAACGCCATTGTCTATCGGGCTACTTTGCCCAGCATTGAAGCGGTTGAAGGGCACCTGCAGGAATTGCCCTACTCTGAACTTACAGAAACGGAGTTCGCGCGGGCTTCCTTCGTCCCTAATCCGATTACTGGCGAGCTGGTTACGCCAATTACTGGCGGTTATGCAATCGTGGTTCGCCGCGATGAGAAAATAATCCCCCAGCACGTCGTAATGAAAGAAGCCAATGAGCGTATCCAGCGCATCGAAAATGCGTGTGGTCAGAAATTGAAGCGCGCTGACCGTAACAACATTATCCAGGATGCTAAGGTTCAGCTCTGCAAACAGGCATTCATCAAGTCGTCTCTGATCCTGGTCCTGTATAACACTGAAGAAAATCTGCTGATCATTAATTCCGCCAATAAAAATATTGCCAATTTAGTCGGGGCGATGCTGGTTAAAGTGATTGGCTCAGTAAAAACAGTCACGATCAACATCAGTGATATCAAAAACGGCCTGACAACGCGCCTTAAAAACCATCTGGACGGCGAAGAATCAGCCTTTGCCGGGTTTGAGGTCGGTGATTATGTCCAGCTATCCCGCCTGGCAGAACAGAAAGAAGTTATTCGCTACTCTGCGGAACACACTTCCGTTACCAGTGAAATTCTGGAGAGCCTGAACACAGGTTTTATCGTCGATAACATGGAATTAAGAGGCTGCGGCGTCTCTTTTCTGCTTACAGATAAGTTCCATTTCCGGCGGATCGATACCAAGGATAATGATTATTCTGATGATGACGACAAAGCCTACCGCTGGCGTCACCAGGCAGGTACGGACATGTTCCAGTTCTGTAAAGTAATTAACCAGCTTTGTGATCTGCTCGCCTACAAAGAGCCCGAAGAACAAAAACCAGCAGCCTGATTAGAACAGCAGCAATTACCCCATTCTCATGGGTTGGGTTGCTGCACCCTAAAACGCGTTGCAGCGCGTCAGTTGGAGAAATAAAAAATGGGAAAAACAGTACAGCAGTTAATTAAAGATGCCTTTGAGGCAGCTAAAACAATGCCTCCTGCAAATTCAGAACTTATTAAAGAGCTGGCAACAATGCTCGATGTTTCGAATATTACCCTTCGGCAGGCATGTAAAGAACGTGACGCTATGAAGGAAGAAGTTATTTCCTGGGCGAAAGAATGCGATCGAATTGTTGAGCGTCACACAAAAAACCGCAGCAATATGCACGTACTGGAAGCAATGCGCGATCTGAAGAGTATCTCAACGACATCCACCAGCAATCCGGAGGCTGTCTAATGGCTAAAGACTCAAAGCTGGTATATGGCGCGAGTGGCAAAACGAACGTTTTGACGTTCGAACCTGAAAACCTGCACCTGGTTACCGACAAAACGCACCCGCTTTACGATGAGCGTATCCACCTGCCTATCAGCGAGGCAATGGTGCTGAACATCATGGACCAGGGCGTTCTTGAGCCGATTATCGTCTGGAAAGACCCGGAGACAGGGCTGTCTTGTGTAGTCGATGGTCGCCAGCGTGTGCGCCATACACTGGAAGCCAACAAGCGTCTGTCGAAAGAGGGCAAAGAACCGTTACTGGTTCCAGCAGTCGCTAAACGTGGCTCCGCCGTTCGCATGGCGCAGGCGATGGTAAGTGCTAACGAAATCCGCCAGGCAGATACGCCACTGGGCCGAGCAAAGAAAATGGCTGATGCGCTGGAACGCGGGCACGACGAGGACGATTTAGCGCTGATGTTTGGCGTGAGTGTCCAGACCGTACGCGCAACTCTGTCTCTGCTGGATGCCACCCAGGCTGTTCGCGATGCAGTGGAGTCCGGAACGGTCACCGTTACCCAGGCGCGTCAGCTGGCATCGCTTAAACCAGAAGAGCAGCGGGAGAAGGTCTCTGAAATCGAAGCGGCAACTGCTGGCACAACCGGCCATGAAAAAGCCCGGCGTCAGCGTCAGATCCTCGGCGAGGCAAAGCCGCGCCTGAAAACCCGCAAAGAAATCATCAAAGCCCTTGAATCAGCCGAGGGTGAGTATGCAAGCGCACTTCGTTGGGTGATTGGGGAGGCGGTATGAATATTGATCATGAGAATTATAGCAAATACACCCTACGTCGGTTCGCCGCCTTGTTCGATGTGATCTGCTGGGTGCTTATTGCCGTAGTAACCGTTGGTATCTGCATGTTTATTGAGTGGTGGGTAGCATGAGCATAGTTGGAGATTATTTCTTTGAGTTCCCTGCGTCTCGCGGCGTTCAGGGCGGAGCGATTGTCCTTATGATGACAGTGCCAGCACGAACCTTGGCACGCGTCCTCGCCAGTGATAATTACGGAGATACTTTAGAACGTTCTCAGCGTGAAATTAACCCAGCGCGTGCTAAGAAATTCTATGAATATCTGGTTAATGCTCACGAAAATAAAGAGCCCTTCATTATCCCACCGCTGGTCGGTAACTGTAACTCTGAGATTGAGTTTCAGGAATTCGGCAATACCAACGTTGGTGTTGTGCGCTTCCCTATGGATGCAGAAATTAAGCTTTTCGACGGCCAGCACCGTGCAGCGGGGATCGCCGAATTTTGCCGCACAGTTGGCGAACCAATCCACGTACCACTAATGCTCACACATAAGCTCTCGTTGAAAACACGGCAGCAGTTCTTTTCCGACATTAACAACAATGTTTCGAAGCCATCTGCGGCTATCAACATGGCCTATAACGGGCGCGATAAGAACGCGCAGGAGATGGTCAGTTTTATCAGTTCACACGACGTCTTTTCTGAAGTCACCGATTTTGAGCATAACGTCGTTCCTGCGAAAAGTGATAAGTGGGTCAGCTTCAAAGCCCTTAGTGATGCCACGGCAAAATTTTCAGATTCCTGCTCACAGGATGATCTTGAGGGGTTGTGGAATGCTTGGCTGATGCTGACTGGTTTAGATGATATTCGCCGAGGTACGAATCAGGCTGAGTACAAACGCGAGTACATCCAGTTCCATGCTGTGATGATTAACGCCTTCGGCTACGCAGTACAGAGGTTAAGTGAAGGCCGGGGAGTTCGCGGGGTCACGCTGATGATTGAGGACCTGGTAATGAATACCGGCATTGCCGATCGTGAAGATTTCTTCCTCATTTCATCATGGGATGGTATTTGCGCCAGCTGCGAGAAATCCAGGCCAACGGTCATTGCCAATGTCTCTGCCCAGAAGGCTGCTGCATCACGATTGATGGATGCCATCGTGAATAAAAACTTATCTGTAACTAATGATAAGGAGTCCAGCTAATGACCCAATCAATCATAACCAGAGAACGTCTGGAAAAAATTAAGTCATGGCGTGAAACCTACGGAGCCGGAAGCAACGTCATGCTGCCAGCTGAAGAGGCCGAGGAGCTGGCTCGCATCGCGCTGGCCGAAATGGACAGTGAGCCGGTGGCAGAGATTAGAGCTTACTACCCGCTAGGAATTGACGGAGGTAAACAAAAGTTCGTCCAGGTCACTGGCGAACTTCCTGACTTTGGTGCGCAACTCTACGCCATACCGCAGCCAGCGCCGGACCGCGAGCACGTTCGCCGCGAGCACACCGCGTGGTCTCAGGCCACCTTTGGTAATGTCGGCCCGATTGGTCCACTGAAACACTTAAGCAAAGAAGCGCTGGAAGCCGCAGCAGCACCAGGCGACCTCAGCGAGTGGGCCGATTTGCAGTTTCTGCTATGGGATGCCCAACGCCGCGCCGGTATCACTGACGAGCAAATCACTAAGGCGATGATTGAAAAACTAGCGGTGAATAAGGCGCGGGTGTGGCCTGAGCCGAAAGATGGTGAGCCGCGATTGCACATCAAAGAGCAGCTAGCGTCGGTAGTGCTGGATGAAATAGAGTGCGATATCTGTGGACATGTATCCACTGACCCAGAGGGGCGGCACCACTGCTGTGAGGATAACAGCAATGATTGATAAATATCGTTTGGATGATTTACGTCTTGAATCCGGTGAAAAAGGTGAACTCGCTCGCTGGGTGATTCAGTTGCAAACAGACTTGGATAGGGAGCGCCGCAAAGTTGGCAACCCTCCTGTAATTCGGGATGGTTACGTGATGGTGCCGAAGAAACTGACTGCCGAAAACGGCGCAAAGTACGCTTTATCTGGTGAGTTCAGCATTCCCCGTGTGGTCATCTGTCCTGAATGTGACGGTGACGGCTGTGGCGATTGTGAGGGGCGAGGTGACTGGCATGAAGACCAGACCATCGACTGGCCGACAATCAAACTCATTTATCAAAAAGCGGTTGAAGTATGCGCATTGCCAGCGGCACCGCAGCAGGAGAAAAAATGAATAACCTCATGATCGACCTCGAAACAATGGGCAATAAACCAAACGCCCCTATCGTCTCCATCGGTGCGGTTTTTTTTGAGCCCTCAACTGGCGAACTCGGAGAGGAATTCTACAGAGTAGTCAGCCTTAAAAGCGCAGTAGACGGCGGTGCCATTCCTGACCCTGAAACGATTATTTGGTGGATGCAGCAAAGCGAAGAGGCCCGAAAGGCCATTTGCGATAAAGACGCGGCTATGAATCTTGTTACTGCATTGAGCAATTTGAATTGCTTCATACGTGATAACGCCGACCCAGAAAAAGTTCAGGTCTGGGGTAATGGCGCTACGTTTGACAATGTAATCCTTCGGGCCAGCTATGACCGTGAGTATATGCCCTGCATATGGAAATTTTGGAATGATCGTGATGTCCGAACAATCGTTGAATTAGGTCGAGCGATTGGCATCAATCCGCGCCGCGACATACCGTTTGAGGGCGATATGCATAACGCGCTTGCTGATGCCAAACACCAGGCTAAATACGTTTCCGCAATCTGGCAGCGTTTGATTCGGGCGTAAAAATGAATTATTGAGGTAATTTATGACTGCGAATGATTTTATGGAAGAGCAGGAAGTTTTTAACCTGTTGGGCAAGAAAAAAACAGCCGTTTGGAGATTACGGAAAGAACATGGTTTTCCACAACCCGTTCTAACATATCCTACTCGTTATAGTAGAAAAGCAGTTACCCGCTGGATAGATGAAGGAGGAATAAATAAACATTCATAGGCAAGTGAGTGCAACCATTAACGGGGTTGCACTCAACTGATCATTGATGCCAACCTGGCAGGTCGTTGTTAAATTCATCGGCATCAGGAAATATTTGAACAGCTGGAATAAAATACTCTATGAGCTTATCGGTATAAAAATAGTCAAGAGTTTCATCAACCATCCAAGAATGACTTTCTTCTATACGTTGGACAAGGTAATGAATATTTAACCGTACAAGCTTTGACTCAAGCTTAAATGATTTCGTAACCTCAAGATTTTTCTCACGCCGCTTATCTGCAACATCCTTTTGAATATCAGCATCTATTGCAACATGACCAACACCAAGCCCATTATTAGAAATTTGTTTTTCTATTTCAGCCAATGTGCTTTTAATATGCCGAGAACGACAATCCAAAGATTTTTCATTAATACAACGCCATGTCAACAAAGATGCGTATTTAATTTTTGAAATAAACCGTTGATCACGCTCATCAGGCCTACCAGACGCAAAGATATTATAAAAATCATCACCAATCGGATTACCTTTCAGTAACCTCGCTAGTTTACTATGAAACGAAAGTGAACCGTTAACTTCCACATCATATTTTGCCGAATTTAAATTCACTGCTTTTACAAATCCAACACCAAAATCATCATCCCAGGAGTAATCTTTCCCATAATAGTTACTTAAATGATTCAAAAGATAATTATCAGGAGTCTCTTTAACTTCAGTTTTATAGGTCACATCCATCCAGACACTCATCCTTTTAGAATGGATTCGAAGTTCTGCCAAATGGGCTCTGATTAAGTGTGTATGTTCTTCCTGGATTGCATATGACCCTTTTTGGAGTCTTTTACATTCAACAAAAAACTCCACTCCGCCATCATAACTACATTTAAATTCCGGGGTTTTTGCAATTCCCTTTCGTTCAGGAATAAACTCAACCTCATATCCCATTGAGGCATAATTCCCTGCAAGTATTAATTCAAACAATGCTGTATCTGGATAAACACTGGTGCTATCGAGCATTCTTTTAGCCCGCTCTTTAGCTCCTGATATTTCATTAAGAATCTTTACGTTTTGACCTAATTGTTTAACCCAAGGAATGATTTGTGACGCGGTAGATATTTCAAATGCTCGTCGATTATCAATTAAAGACTTCGCTTGCGAAAAAAAACCAGCGACAACATCATCGCCATACCAACTTTTGTCAAACGGGGCACCAAAATTCACCTTCTTTGATGTTTCTTTAATATAGTTATCCTGAGCGACTTCCAATCTCTCGGAAAATCCTTGAGGGTCAGTAGTCGTTTCTGCAAGCCACCTTAGTGCTTTCATGACATCTATATTAAGCTCAACCCCACCGCTCATATCATTTCCTCATTAAGATTAATAAATTAACACATCAAAAATTAAAATTAATATAAATTCATAATTTCTTAACGTACCATAAAATTTTGTCTGCATATAATTGATATGCTTCTTTCTGCTCATCAAGCCAATCATGTTTGTTATACACCGCCATCACGCCCCCCAGTTCATGCCCCAACATTTTTTCGGTGACATGGGGCATAACCCCTTCCCCTGATAAATTCGTCACAAGCGAGCGCCTGAAGTCGTGGGTTCGCCATTCCGGTATATCAATTTTATCCCTTAATTTTTTCATATAGAGATTTGCTGACGAGCGATCTATAGGCTTGTCCAGTTCCTGGCCAGGAAACAGAACATCGTTTCCTGCATTGAGGAGTCTTTCAACAAAAGGTTTCACCTGATCGAACACCGGTCGACGGATAACGTTACCCATCTTGGAATGCTCTCCTGGCGTCGTCCAGATAAGATCATCCATGTTGAATTCGCTGGCGGTAGCTAGACGCAGCTCTGATAGCCTGGCTCCCCAAAGCAAAAGCAGCTGATGAAGCACCTTGTTGGAGGTAACGATCTTGTTGTTCTCCAGCGCCAGCCAGATTTTTGCCAATTCGGTATACGTGAGAACACGGCTACCCACATCAGGTTTTTTGCCAATGGTCTTAACGCTAAGCTTCAGGACCTCGCACGATGGGATCAACTGGCGGCTGATACACCAGTTCATGACGGAACGTAGCTGTAGAAGAAGCACCCTGGCCTTTTTGCTGTTCTTCTTTTCCTGCTTATCAAAGAAACGCACCCATGCCGAAACAGGAATGTTTACTACCGGAGCGTCCGGGAATTCTGTGTACATCGTGTTGTACACAACTGACTTGTACAGCGTCTGAGTGTTCGGCTTCAGCGTTTCAACATACTTGCTCCACCACTGATCCAGGCACTCTTTTAGAGTCAGCTCGCCATCTTCTTTGGCAAAATAATTTTTCGGGTTTAGTCCCTTGAGGTACAATTCGCGCATCTCACCGACGACAACGCGCGCCTCCTTGAGAGACATAGCGGGATAGCGGCCAATGGAGAGGCGAACGGGCTTACCGTTCCAGCGATAACGAAACTGGAATGTGATCGTGCCTGTGGGAGTTATGCGTACACTTAGCCCGTCACCATCTGTGACCTCAGCTGCGCCGCTGTATGGCTTAGCATTGATGCTACGGAGTTTGGTATCACTAAGGGCCAC